TGCGGTATCACTCTCCGCTACCTAGCAGCCTCAACGAGGCCTTTATGGGACTCCTGGGGAGTCAGCTAGGGTCCCTGCACACCCCAAACGGGTGCTTCAGTGGGACGGATTACTGGTAAGGGTTTGACACCGGTAAAACCGGCAACTTAAGCGCATAATGTATCATGGTATCTGGTTGTACATTTACTTCTGCCTGCGGTTCCTACGGCGTGTTGATCCGCCCCCTTTACGGCTTGGGCGGGCCATGATGGCATCCATGTCAGCGACGGCTCTCATGAAGCGAGCATCATTCTTAAGAACCTTGCCCACACGTCGAGGAGATGGGTTTGCGCGCTCGGCTGCAGATGCTGACTGTGATTTCATCTGCGCGGCAGCCTTGGCTTGATTGCCATCTGCGCGTCTCAAACGAACGCGTTGTTTCTTTCCTTCTGCTAAGGCGCTCAAGGTACTCTCGACACCCGGCATAAACTTGCGTACTGCATTACCTGCAGCAACAATGGGCGTGAGCTGAGGGACCGCTGCCAATGCTGGAGAGACAGTGTCCCATATGGTACCGGCGACATTCTTGATCTTCTGCCATAGAGTGCCGTTCGAGTTATCACGAGCTGGGTAAGCGTCATTCAGCCGTGAGGCTATCTCGTAATACATATGCACGGCATGGTCATCAGGTAACGCAGGTGGCTCAGTAAAAGATGCGAGAGATGAGTCAGGGCGGGTCATGACCTCTATGCATACACGCAAAGTAATGCGGAAGGAAGATGTGCGAGCAACTGATCTGACATGGGTAACGCCGATGCCTTGATCCAATGGTCGCAACCACGGACCAAAATGGGCATCCTCATAGGTGCTGCCAGTGTAATTGCCTTCGGGATAAGCCTGGGTGTAAAAACCAAACCCAGGACGCTGTGTGGCAGCAATGGCGTTGCCTGATCTGACCATGTAGCATACGTCATCAGCGCTGTGCCATTTCTCAGGGTCCATCATCTTATAAGGCATATAGAACCCTTCTTTGGCTGGTGACACATAAGGGTTGACACCCATGGTCATGGCATCATATGTAGGAATCGATTGGGTGATCTGGTACAGCATAGGACATACAACACGTGGGTTGCCACCTTCAGGATCCAAAATGTCGATCATATTGACGCACTGCTCAGAGTCGGAGGTTTGGGCAGCGATAATGGATCCTTGGTCAGTCATGGTGGCTCCAATGAAGTAGCCAGTGACACTCAGGGCGGTCATCCTATACTGCTCGCAGGCTATGCGAAAGGAGTTGAGTGTAGCGTGATATTCAGTCTCAGTATGTGTTCCAACGGGTGCACCTGTAAAGAAACACTGATTCATCACAGTAACATGTGATGAATTTGCATGAGTGGCTGAGTCGTTGACGGTAAGAATGTCAAGTGGGCACAATGGGTCGTTCTTAAGAACAAAACGGGCCGACCATGTGGCATCAGGATCTGCAGGATCTGGTGCTGGTGCGTCCACTGTGAATGTCATTGTGCACTCTTGAGTAGCAGTGGGTCGCACACCATGGCCTGGTATGCGAGGTGATTTGATAGAGGGCTCTGCAGGATGCAGAGCCTTACGAACCCACTGACTACCTCCTTCTGTGGTAGAAGTAAAATTGTATGTTGCTAATTTCTCAGATAAAGATGGGCTAACTCAAAATCTGTTCGGGCAATGAGTCAGTTGCGCGAACCTCAGGGGCCACATCGCAGTGGCAGGCACACCCACGTCTTAGGTCTAATGGCACATACCTCAGTGGGAAAATGGCAACCCCAGAGCCCACCTGGGATTCTTGTGGATGAGTTAGTCCGTAATGTAAATTAGACAACAACCAGAAGAGTCAAGCTGTGACTGATTAGAACCTCTTTGGTGACCGAGCTTTCAGAGGTTTTACCACTGATTCGGTCACAGCTGAGACTGGTTTTGTAACCATAGACACCAAATACTGGTAAAGATACCAACGTAGCACGATGAGTGTGATGTTAAGAATGGACACAGTGTGCTCTAATCGATAACCATGCCTCCAGCGTAAGAATAAGCAGATAAGTAAGCCTGTCATCCAAGCCAGCAGTGAGAGCACCCCAGCCAATCTTATGACAGAAGGAACGATTGGGACACGGATGAGCACTTTTCGCAACAGTGTGCCTACCAGCAGCTGGCCAGCGAGCAGTCCACAAGAAGCTAATAGGACCCAGATCATGACGCGGGGTTTGATCCATGTGGCCCACTCATACATATGCTGTTTCCGCTCAATGGCTCGATTGCGTCTAGCAATTTCTTGCCTCACCCGCTCATTGTGCTGTTCTCTAGCCTGTCTCTGCTGCATCTGGATCTTTTTCTGCAGCGGGTCCAGCGGCACTCCAGGTCTTGGGAAGTAAGCAATGCCAGAGCCCTGTATAATCTCTTTAAGATCACAGGCACGCATCTTGATGTGATACTTGGTGTCCACAGGCGTCTGGTCAAACGTAGGATCGTCCGTGGGAATATATTTGAACACAACTTGACAGGGCTCCTCTGCAATTTCCGGAACACTCTGGTTGGTATCTTCATTGACATCAGAAAGTTCGTCAGGGTCTGACAATGAAACCACATCAGCCTCGCTATCTGTACCATCCCCGAATGGAACATCGTTCTGACCACCGTCATCACCGAAACCTGAAGATGGCTCAGGATCTGGGACAGTGGGTAGTGGAGGATGGTCAGTGATAACCTGGCCGGCCGGCTTGCTGATGTGCAGCGGTGGACGCTCCGATTCTGATTGCTTCTGTTTCTGGATGGCCGCGCGCTTCTTGGCGTTCTGCTGTTGGCGCTGGCGTTTCATAGCTTTGGTGGCGTCAGACAGCTTCCGAAGAACATGCATCTTACCCGATTCCTTGACACACAGGGGTTGCATGGCGTAACAATGGCCATCTTCGGCATAGATGTCTACCGTTATTTTAAGCGGAGCGGTTGGATATAGAACGACTTTCTGATATTTACCACCTTTATAGAACATTCTCACTCTATGGACGATTGGGGGCAGGTCTTCAGGTTGTCCAGGGTTGCGGTGGGCCTGCCACATGTAGGTGATGAGTTTCTGAGCAATCTCGTTGAGCGGTCTATTAAGCTGATTGAGCCTAAAAGACAATGAAGTGAGGAAAGCCCAGACAAGGCATGCACCATTACCGCCACTGTCAATGATGTTGGCGGTATCCATTATGTCCCAGGATACTCCACACTGGTGTGTGTACACAGCTCGCGTCTGCAACTCAATGAGCCTGTCAGCTCGGTAAATGGTATTAGGCTGAGTCATGTATTGGGGGTCACGCATATAGCTGGGATGTTTGAGACATGTCACTGATTTCCGTCCATGGGGTGAGGTTACATACATCTTCACAGGTGTATCAAGCTCAGGATCTGCATTAACCGCACGCACGCCGTCAGGGACGTAATGGTCCATGGTGATCTGAGGGTAATAGACGTATCTCGATGCTGAGCCAATGAATAAATTCTTGTCAACATATTCAGGCAACACGTTGTCTGATGTCGCGTTCAAATCATCAAGGATCACTTGCAGAGTCCCCGTAGCTGGTGATGTGCGGTACAGGGTCTCACTCTTATTAGGCGAGCATTTCACGGGCTCTTCAGGTTTAAGCACATATTGACTGCATGCTGCTGAGAGTGCAGCTAATGGTGAGCACAGATCACTCTCCTCCAAATCTGGGGGAGCTGCTCGGTTATGCACTCTTCCGGCTCCTGATGGGTGATACACAAACATATCTCCATTTCCATAAGTGAATTCCGCTTTGTCGTCTACATGTTGCATGTAGAACTTTGCAGCCTCAGAGAATTGGCGCTCCAGTTCGTCATGATTGCACACGAGAGGTTCGACATCATCAGCCTCTAAAGAGTCAAGCAGCATCGCTGCGACCTTCTGCAGTGACTCTGATATTTTCAGAGTGTCGAACATACTCACCAGGATCATATTTGATGGTGTGCGCAGGTTTGGCACGACGTAATCTGGCCAAACAAAGTGCGTGTCGTCGCCTGATGCATCTCTTTCAGATTCAGGCGCGTCATCGGGATCATCAACAAGTACGGGACTAGTTTGACCAGTGGATGGGGAAGATGATGGTGATGGAGATGGTGAGGATGAAGGTGGGGATGGAGGGCTGTCTTGATCGTCAGCGTCGTCGTCGTCACTGTCATCAGATGACTCACCAGCAGTAGAAGAACCAGTGTGATTCTCTGGTTTCACAACACTGGCCAATTTAGCTGGCTGCAGGTGACCATCTTCAGTGGCTTCACTGAGTAATTTGACTGCAGAGCCGACCGCTATCGCCTTGACTTGATTCCTCAATCGATCTGTTTTCTTGACCCGACTGAATGCTGACCCAACATACTGGTAATCAGAAAGATAATCAGGATATTCCCAGTCGGGTGGTTCCGCATCTGGATCACAGTGCTCCTTCAAGTAAGGCAATGGATCAAGTAGAGTCTCGGGCTGCAAATCTAGGTTGATGCTCTCATACCACCATGGGTTCTCTGATCGCAGGGCGATGGTGGCGTGGCGTAGATCAGGGCAGCGAATCTCTGGATGTTCTTCAAGATAATTGATCATCCAGTTGACAATGTACGATCGCGCATACAGATGAGCAGCCGACAAGAATCGAGCAATGAGTTTTGAGTGGTCATGAGCATTTGTATGTAAGTTAGGCGATGCGTCCCAGAAAATTTTAGACAGGCGCACGTATATGTTCACTGGTGAGTTATGGACTGATCCATCCTTCTCTCTCTCGAGATGATATCCGAGGAAGTTAGCAGAGAATGGAGATTCATGCCAGTCAAGTGTGATATCCATGCCTAGTTGACTGGCTACCTTCTGATATTCCACAACAGATTTCTTATATGCTGTCAAATTCAAGATCTCCATGAGGAAATCATCACCTTCGACCGTGTATTTGCCAGCTCCCAGTTTAATGCCCATACGTTTGAAAGCGACGCATACAATGGTGAGATTTGAGATAGCGTTACCTATTGAGGTGGTTTCACTCCCACTGATAGTCATCGGTGGTAGGTTGTATACAGTGAAACCTTGGCCGTGAATACTGTGGCGCCTCACAATGATATCATAGTAATAGTCGATCATTGTAGCCATAGCGGGGTCCCACAACTTGAAGACCTCACGCTGGATGTTCAATAAGACCTCGTTCACCTTCGCCTCAAACCCGCTGACATCCTGCTGGTAACACTCACCGTATGAGGAAAGCTCTTCAATAATCTCAGACTGAGTTTTCCCTTTGATGGTGTGGGGATTGTTCATAGCCCAAGCATGTTCAGCAGCACACATGATATACTTACTGTAGCCGCGAAGCTGCATGCAAGGGCAGACTATAAACCTCAGAGTGGCAACCTTCTCATACACCTCTCTCTTGATGAATACTTTATAGTCGTCCCCCCATTTTGGATCTGGTTTGTCACCATCCTGCGCTCTCATTGCTCCCTCCATATACTGCTGGAAATCTTGTGAGGTGGGAGACCATTTCTTCGCCGCAGCCTGCCGACATTCTTCTAATCGGTCTCCATCCCAGTGATTCTTGATAGCGATATCAGACACGAATTTGATAGCGTATCGGGTTTCCTCTGGGGTAAGTGGTTTCTCCACTCCACGCTCAATAATAGCACGCTTACACAAGGCTTCAGTCACGGAATCATCTGTGCGCTCAGGATCAAAACAAGGCTTGATCTCAAAACCCTCATACTCTGGCACTTCTGGGACCAACAATCTGACGTGGAAGCGATTTGAAACAGAGTCTTCCACGCGACAATATACATTTGCAGCGAGCTCAGGGTCCACCTCATCGGGACCGCGCTTTGACACTTGGGGTATAGCGTAATAACCTTCAGCCCCAGGCAGCTCTTGTATCCAGGCATCCCAGAATTTCTTGACATCAACAACGTCCCATACCCACACTGCAGCTACACACACTTTGCAAAGTAAACTGAAGTTCCACCTAGGCCAATCAGATTCAAGTGGCAATTGTGCGTTCCTCATTGACCTTAAACGTGTGTCCATCGATTTGACAGCAGTAGCATAAGTTACACCGTAACCACACATGGTACGGGCCATATCTATAAGTTGGGATGAGACGAAGTGCAGCTCACCATCCACGTAAACTTCATAACCTGGACCCCTTCCAACTTTCTGCACATCATTCATATAGTTGCTGGCGTAACGAACTTGGGTATACTTACCTAGAGCAACTGATGTGGTAAGACCCCGAATGAAGCCATCAAAAGGTAAACAGACTTTTC